GGTAATAAGAGAGGTCGTACCTCAACTAAGGAACTTAAGTCCATAACTGAGAACCGTAGTGTAGGTAGACCTAAAGGTGATGCAGCCATCATCAATGAATATAAGCTTAGAATGCTTAACTCACCTAAGAGTGCTAAGGTTCTAGAAGCTATTTATGATGCAGCATTGAATGATGAACATAAGAATCAAGCAGCAGCGTGGAAGTTAATTGTTGATAGGATTGTCCCTGTCAGTGTCTTTGAGGCACAGAAGGCTGGTAACAATACACCAACAGTGTCTATCAACATTACAGGTCTTACATCTCCAACAATAATGTCTACCAGTGACGATGAGGTTATAGATGTCTGAGTTAAACTTCCAACTGCTTAAGTGGCAGCAGAGTGTCTTTAAAGATACTACTCGCTTTAAAGTTGTAGCTGCAGGTAGGCGTTGTGGTAAGTCAAGGCTATCAGCCGTATCTTTATTGATTGAAGGATTAAACTGTCCCGATGGTTCAGCTGTGATGTACATAGCACCCACCTTGGGACAAGCTAGAACGATTATGTGGGACTTACTGCATGATCTAGGTAGACCAGTGATTAAGTCTAGCCATGTGAATAACTTAGAGATTACTCTAATTAATGGTCGTAAGATCCTAGTTAGAGGTGCTGACAATCCCGATTCTCTGCGGGGTGTTTCCTTAATTTACGTAGTTTTAGATGAGTGTGCTTTCGTTAAAGAAGATGTATGGCAGAAGATTATCAGGGCTTCACTGTCAGACAAGAAGGGTAGAGCTTTATTCATCTCAACACCATCAGGTCGTAACTGGTTCTATGATACTTTTAATCTAGGACAAGATGAACAAGATGAGGAGTGGAAGTCATGGCACTTCACCACTCAGGACAATGAGACTATTGATCCTAAGGAGATTGAGGCTGCAAAGAGAACACTGAGTTCCTTTGCATTCAAGCAGGAATACCTGTCTAGCTTTGATACTGCAGGTGCAGATGTCTTCAAAGAGGAATGGTTCAAGACTGCTGAGGAACCTAGCTACGGTACATACATTGTAGCCATTGACTTAGCAGGTTTTGAAGAGGTTGGTAAGAATGCAGGTGCATCTAAGAAGAGATTAGATGAGACAGCCATTGCAGTAGTTAAGTTAGAGGACAATGGTGATTGGTGGGTTCATAAGATACAGCATGGTAGGTGGGACATCAGAGAGACTGCAGTTAACATCTTAAAGGTGATTAGAGACTTCCAGCCAACATCGGTAGGTATTGAGAGAGGTGCTTTAAAGAATGCAGTACTGCCCTACCTGAATGACTTGATGAGAAAGAATAACATCTATGCTCACATACAGGATTTAACTCACGGTAACAAGAAGAAGACTGATAGGGTTGTCTGGAGCTTACAAGGTCGTATGGAACATGGAAGGGTATCCTTCAATGAGAAAGAAGACTGGAGTGAGTTTAAAGATCAACTAATCATGTTCCCCACAGCGGGTGTACATGATGACTTGGTAGATGCTTTAAGTTACATTGACCAGTTAGCTATCACAAGTTACAACACAGACTACGAAGATGATGACTACGAAGTCTTAGATATTATTAGTGGCTATTAAAAAGGAAACAATCATTATGGCTCTAACTAACGATCAGTTCGATGACGAGAAGAGTAGTCAGTTTGAACAACCTACAGAGGCTGAAAAGGAACTCACCTCATGGGTTACTCAGCACATTACTCGCTGGCGTGACCACAGAGATGCTAACTACATGGACTTGTGGCAAGAGTATGAGCGAGTCTTCCGAGGTATATGGGCTGCTGAGGACAAGACTCGTGAGTCAGAGCGTTCACGTATCATCTCACCAGCTACTCAGCAAGCCATTGAGACTCGTCATGCTGAGATCATGGAAGCTATCTTCGGTCAAGGTGAATTCTTTGACATTCAAGATGATGTTTTAGATGTAGACGGTAATCCTTTAGATGTTGAACAAATTAAGGTTCAACTACATGAAGATTTTAAGAGAGACAAGATTAAGAAAGCTATTGACCAGATTGAGTTGATGGCTGAAATATATGGTACAGGTATTGGTGAAATCATTGTTAAGACTGAGAAGCAATACGTCCCAGCTACTCAAGCTATTCCCGGCATTGCTAATGCAGCTGCCATTGGAGTTCAAGAGAAGGATCGTATTGCCGTTAAGATCAAACCAGTTAACCCTAAGAACTTCCTTATTGATCCTAATGCTGATTCCGTTGACGATGCTCTGGGCGTTGCTATCGAGAAGTATGTATCCATTCACAAGATTGTTGAAGGTATTGAGAGTGGCATTTACAAGAAGGTAGACATCACCACAGCCTCAGAGGATGAAGACTTAGAAGTCACTCAAGACTTGAAGACCTATCAAGATGATAAGGTTAAGTTAATCACATATTATGGTTTAGTTCCTCGTGAGTATCTGACTGAAGGTGATGAAGAGGAACAAGAATATGAAGAGTTGTTCTCCGAAGGTACATCAGCTGATGAACACTCCAACTTGGTAGAAGCTATCATTGTGATTGCCAATGACTCTATCTTGCTTAAGGCTGAAGCTAATCCTTACATGATGAAGGATAGACCAGTTATTGCCTACCAAGATGATACAGTCCCCGGTAGGTTCTGGGGTCGAGGTACAGCTGAGAAAGCCTACAATATGCAGAAGGCTATTGATGGTCAGCTTCGTGCCCACATGGATTCCTTGGCACTGACTACAGCTCCTATGATTGCTATGGATGCTACAAGGCTACCCCGTGGTGCTAAGTTTGAGATTAAGCCCGGTAAAGCTATCTTGACCAATGGTTCACCTTCTGAGATCTTGTATCCCTTCAAGTTCGGTCAGACTGATGGTAACGCAACTGCTGCAGCGCAGAACTTTGAGCGTATGCTCCTACAGGCTACAGGTACAGTTGACAGCGCAGGTATGCCCTCTAACGTACCTCGTGACGCAGGTGCTGGTGGTATGTCAATGGCTATGGCTGGTATCATCAAGAAGTACAAACGTACCTTGAGTAACTTCCAAGAAGACTTCATGATCCCATTCATTAACAAGGCTGCCTTCAGATATATGCAGTTTGACAGTGAACGTTATCCTTCAGTTGACATGACCTTTATCCCAACAGCTACCTTGGGTATCTTGGCACGAGAGTTTGAACAACAACAGATGATTGGTTTGTTGCAGACACTTGGCCCCAATACGCCAGTGTTGCCATTGATCCTTAAAGGTATCTTGCAGAACAGTTCATTGTCTAACCGTGGTGAACTGATGAAGGCTTTGGATGAGATGTCTCAACCTAACCCACAGGCTGCTGAGGCTCAACAGATGCAACAACAGGCTGCAATGGAGCTGGCACAGGCTCAGGTGGCTGATTTACAGTCTAAAGCTCAGAAACAGTCAGCTGAGGCTCAGAAGACCATAATTGAAGCTCAGATGATCCCTGAAGAGCAGCGTGTAAAGCTAGTTCAAGCTGCATCTACTAACCTAGATAGTGGTGATGACTTCGAGAAGCGTCTAAAACTTGCTGACATGATGCTTAAAGAGAAGCAAGTTAACCTGAAAGCTGCTGATATTGCCTCCAATGAGCGTATTGCAAGCCTTCAGATGATGAATAAGTCTAGTAGGAAAGCATAAAAGTAGCAATTTGTTGATGTTCTTGGGCAGTTCCATCGTTTTTAATACGATTGGCTCTCCAAGACATCACAATAACGTTGCCTTTAATGTAACCTTTAGTAGGATCTACACGGTCAAAGGATACTGAGTTCTCTAAACGTCCCTTACCTTCTGTAAAGTAGTCAAGTTCAAGACCCAATACAGGACAATGTGATGGAAACTCAAGATCTCCAAACTCAATAGTCCATTCCCAGCCATATTTATTACCTTTTTTGTTGCGAAACTTCTCTTTCATAGCTTGAAATATTAAAGACTTGGTAAACTCAGGATCATTCCATTTAGATCCATTTTTAGCAAACATCTTGTCAGTGTATTCTTTGTTTTTACGTGTTTGTTGTATCTTAAAAGCATCAATATTATGCTTTAAAGCTATTTGTTTGATGCGTTGTTTAGTTAATTTACCTTCTAAACGCTTAGAGATTTCAGTGTAAGAAACACCTTCTTTAAGCCATAAAAGCATGTTTTCACGTTCTTGAGTTGTAGTTTTATACTTAAAAGTCATAGTAATCCTTTTAACTTAAATAAAAGAAGATTGTAACACAGGTTACTAGTGCAAGTCAAGTGTTTTTATGCTAAAATACTAATATTGTTAAATAAACTACAGAAAGGTTCTCCTTAAATGGATAAAGACCTACAAAAGTATTACGAAGAAACCTTTAGCACAATGAGTACTAAGGGTTGGGACTTCTTAATTGAAGACTTTGAAGAGATTAAGGCTAGTTTAAACGATATTTCTACTGTCAACGATACACAAACACTACATTATCGTAAAGGACAGTTAGATATTATTGAATTAGTTTTAGGGCGTAAGGCTGTGTGTGAGAAGGTATTTGAGGACTTACAAGATGAGTAAACATTTGTATGACTTCTTATGTCCCAACAACCACACAACTGAATCGCTGGTAGATAGCGATCATACCACTGCAAAATGCAAAGTATGTAGTAAGGACGCTATCAGGCTCATTTCAGCTCCTACCATTGGGTTAGATGCCATATCTGGTGACTTCCCCGGTGCAACAGCTAAGTGGGCATCTGTGAGAGCTGACAGGCTCAAGCAGGAACAAAAGAGAGGATCTGAATAGCTATTCAGGCAACCCAATTTTATTTTGAAATTATCCTGTAATCCATACGTGGACAGGGAAAGGTTAGGTATGGCTTTAATTGATAGCAATGAGGAACTAGGTAACGTTAGTGAGATAGAAGCTGAAGACTTTAAACAACAGTCTACAAGCGTACAACAAACTCAACAACCTTCAGAGCAAGCTCCAGAGATCCCTGAGAAGTACAAGGGGAAGAATCTTGAAGACATTGTTCGTATGCACCAAGAGGCTGAAAAGCTAATCGGTAGGCAAGCACAGGAAGTTGGAGAAGTTAGACGGTTAGCTGATGATCTCATCAAACAGAGCATAGCTCAAAAGAATCAACAACAAGTGCAACCAAATGAGGTAAATAACGCCTCACAAGAGATTGATTTCTTTGAAGATCCGCAGAGTCACGTTAATCGTGCTGTAGCGAATCATCCAGATGTAATTGCCGCTAAACAGGCATCACAGCAGTTAAAGCAAATTCAGACACAAGCAATGCTCAATAAGAAGCATCCTGACTTTGCAGATGTTGTACGTGATGGTGAGTTTATTGAGTGGGTTAAAGCTTCTCCAATGAGGCTTAATATCTACGCAATGGCAGATGCTAACTATGATTTTAATGCAGCTGATGAACTGATTACTACATTCAAACAGATTCGTACATCTAAGACACAACAAACTACTGATGCAGGTAACGCTGTTCGCAAACAGAACCTTAAAGCAGCTGGTGTCGATGTTGGAGGAACTGGAGAGTCTTCTAAGAAAGTATATCGTCGTGCCGACCTTATCCGGCTACGTATGACAGATCCTGACCGTTATGAGGCACTGCAACCTGAGATTATGGCTGCGTACTCTGAAGGCAGGGTTAAATAAATTTAATTTAATTCACAAATTCACAGGAGAATTTTAAAATGGCATTAGGAACAGATCACGTAACGAGTACCACAGCAGCAACGTTTATTCCAGAAGTATGGAGTGACGAGATTGCTGCTGCGTACAAAAAGAGCTTGGTTGCAGCTAACCTAGTTAAGAAGATGAGCTTCAAGGGCAAGAAAGGTGACGTAGTTCACATTCCAGTCCCTGCACGTGGCACAGCTTCTGCTAAGGCAGCTTCTACACAAGTTACACTCATTGCAGCTACTGAATCAGAAGTAACTATTTCTATCAACAAGCACTACGAATATTCTCGTTTGATCGAGGACATCGTTGAAGCCCAAGCATTGTCTAGCCTCCGTCAGTTCTACACTGATGATGCTGGTTACTCTTTGGGTCGCCAAGTTGATACTGACTTGGTGAACTTGGGTCAACAGTTCAATGTTTCAACAGCTGGTGCAGGTAACTTCCGCTACGCTGGTGCTTTCATTGGTGGTGATGGCTCTACAGCCTTTGACTACACTGCTAACACCAATGCTGGTAATGCTTCAGCTTTGACAGCAGCTGGCATTCGTCGTACAATTCAGCGTCTTGATGACAGCGATGTTCCTATGGACAACCGCTTCTTCTTGATTCCCCCAAATGTACGTAACACTATCCTCGGTTTGACTGAGTTCACAACCTTCAACAGCGTTGGTGAAGCTGGTTCTGCTAACAGCATCCGTAACGGCATGATTGGTGACATCTATGGTGTTCCAGTCTACGTTTCGTCCAATGCTGGCACAGCTAAGTCTGCTGCTGATGGTACTGGTACTAGCTTGGGTCGTGTGTGCTTGATGGCTCACAAAGACTCTATGGTTCTGGTTGAGCAAGTTGGTGTCCGTTCACAGACTCAGTACAAACAAGAGTACCTCGGTACATTGTTCACAGCTGATACTTTGTACGGTTGCGCTGAGCTGCGTAACTACGGTGGCGTTGCCCTCGTGGTTCCCGTCTAAGTAGACTAACTAGGTTCCCATGCTCATTAGTAGCCACAAGCTACGGAAAGGTGTGGGAGCCTTTTTAATGTATTAAGTATAGTACATCAGAAAGGTTAACAGCAATGAAATTCAAATGTATTCAATCAGGTAACACAGTAGAGTTCTTCCAAGAGCATGAGATTCTGGAGATGAAGAAACATAGTGGTTACACTGAAGTTATTGAAGTAGTTGAAGCTCCTAAAACAACATCTAAGAAAACAGTAGTAAAGCAAGATGAAACCAGTATCGACGGGTAATGTTCTTACTGCAGCAACGCAGACTACTCTTTTCACAGTACCTACTGGTTACTATGCTAGATGGCCTCTTTGTTACGTTGTAAACCATTCAGGTAATAATAAATACATTGATGTTGTGTGGTATGACTCAAGCACAGCAACTGAGATTTTCGTATTAGATAACTATGTGTTAAGTACTACTCAGTTTATTAAATTTAACGATGGTGCTTATATTGTTCTTGAAGAGGGCGATCAAGTTCGTGCTACGTCTGAGACTGGCTCCACAATGAACATTATCAATACGTTTGAGTTATACAGAAAAGGCGAATAAGTATGGCAGTCTCAACAACACGTAATAGAGTCATTGAAGGCGATGACATTGACGCACAAATTGCTGCTTTGCCTGAATTAACATATTTAACTCGTACTAATCCAGATAACCCAGCTATCTGGGAAACATACAATCCTTTTACAGGTGAGATTGTAAATACAGGTACTTTTGCTGGTGGTGGTGATCGTGGTTTATTGGCTGCTGCAGCCCCTGTCATTGGATTGGCAGCTTCTACTATAGGTTTACCCGGTATTACAGGTCTTTTAGGAGGCTTAACAGGTGCTACAGGATCAACTTTAGCAGGCCTTACAGGTGCTACTATTTCAGGAGGTACAAGTGCCATTGCGGGCGGTAGTACACAAGATATTATTAATGCTGCTTTACTGGGTGGTGCAGGTGCTTATGGTGGTTCAGCATTAAATAACTATCTAAGTACAGGTTCCATAGCAGATCCCGGCATTACAGAACGTCAGTTTGCCATTGCAGATGCTACACAGTTAGCTAGTCAAGGTTTATCTACAACTCAGATTGCTGATACTTTAACTGCTGGTGGTTACAATGAAGCTATTGTAGATCGTGCCATAGCTTCAATTACTACACCAACAACTCCAATAGCATCAACACCTACTGCTGTTTCTGTCCCTACAGCAACAACACCAGATAACTTAGTTGTTACAGGTTCTACAACTCAGCCTCCTAGCAATACAGGAGGGGTGTTAAGTAATTTAGCATCAACACAAACTACCTTACCTACTGTTTCAATCACAGGAAACACAGGTTTAATGTCTGGTGATAATACAAACACAGCTCTTGTAAATGCTCTTTCAGGAGTATCGACAGCTGTTTCTCCTGTTACCGCACAAACAACAACAACACCAACATCACAAACTGACGATAAAACAACTTCAACAATTCCCACAGTTACAGTTACAACACCTAGTTTAGCCCCTCCTGTAATATTACCTCCAGTTATCCCTACGGTAACTCCTCCTCCAGTAGTCACTACTCCAACAGTCCCAACAGTCCCAACAGTTACAGTTACAGCCCCTAAAGAACCTCCTCCTGTAATATTACCTCCAGTTATTCCTACGGTAACTCCTACACCTATCACGCCTACTACACCACCTACTACGCCTGATAAGAAAACTAATGAGTTAGGCTTAACTGATGAACAGATAATTAATATTTTAAAAGCTAGTTTAGGTTTGTTTGGTACATCTTCCTTGATTAACAAAGGCACTCCAACACCGGTTGTAGGTGCACTGCCTACACAGACACCTCCAATGTACACAGATGATTACTTCACCAAAGTACAGCAAAACTATAACAGACTTCTTCCCGCAGTCCCTCGTGATGTCGCCTCGCCATTACGTGACTGGTACACTTCACAATACGGAGCTTAAATGGCAAGCACAATCATTACAAAGAATAGCAGTACAGCCTCAGCAATCCCAGCTGTAGGTGACTTAACTAAGGGTGAGTTAGCTGTTAACGTTACCGATAAGAAAGTCTATACCAAGGATAACAGTGCAGCTATTGTTAAAATTGTAGGCTCCTTAGGTAATCAAGAAGCTAACGCTGTAGCCATCACAGGTGGTTCTATCACTGGTATTACAGACTTAGCCATTGCTGATGGTGGTACTGGTGCTTCTACTGCGTCTGATGCTAGAACTAATTTAGGATTAGGTACTATTGCCACACAAGCAGCCTCTAGCGTAACAATTACAGGTGGTTCTGTAACAGGTATCACAGACATCACCGTAGCAGATGGTGGTACTGGAGCTTCAACGGCTGCTAATGCTCGTAGTAACTTAGGTGCTGCAGCCAGTGGTGCTAACAGTGATATTACCTCTTTATCAGGTCTCACCACAGCTTTGTCAGTAGCACAAGGTGGTACAGGTATCACTTCATTGGGTACTGGCGTAGCTACTTTCTTAGGTACACCTTCATCTGCTAACTTGGCTTCTGCCGTAACAGATGAAACAGGATCAGGTGCTTTGGTGTTCGCCAATAGCCCAACATTGGTCACTCCTGCCCTTGGCACTCCATCTGCCTTGGTAGGCACAAACATCACAGGTACTGCCTCTGGCTTAACTGCGGGTAACGTCACTACTAATGCTAACTTAACAGGTGCAGTCACTTCTGTTGGCAACGCATCATCTTTGGGTTCGTTCACTTCATCTCAATTAGCGGGTGCTTTGACAGACGAAACAGGTACTGGATCAGCAGTATTTGCTACTTCTCCTACCCTAGTAACTCCTATCCTTGGAACACCTACTAGCGCAACCTTAACAAACGCTACAGGTCTTCCTATCGCTACAGGTGTATCAGGTCTAGGAACAGGTGTAGCAACCTTTCTAGCGACTCCTAGTTCAGCTAATCTGCGTTCTGCCTTAACTGATGAGACAGGAACAGGCTCTGCTGTCTTTGCGACTTCTCCGACTTTGGTGACTCCAGTATTAGGAACACCTACAAGTGCAACATTGACTAATGCAACTGGTTTGCCTTTGACAACTGGAGTGACAGGAACACTACCTACTGCCAATGGCGGTACAAACCTAACATCATTCACATCAGGCGGTGTGGTTTACGCATCTAGTACAAGTGCATTGGCTACAGCCGCTTCTCTTACTTACAACGGAACTTATGGGTTAACTACTAATGGAGTAACACAAGCATACAACACACTTCTATACACAGTAGATGGAACATTATCTAATTACAGCGCAACAAACAATGTTTATCTAAATGGTAATGTTGCAGGTGGATTAAGTCTACGAGGCTCAGGCAATGGCGCACAGTCAATTGGCATGGATGGTGCGGCATCAGGTGTAATAAGTTTTACCACTAATAGCTCAGAAGCCATGCGCCTCACCTCAACAGGGTTGGGTATTGGTACAAGTTCGCCTACTACAAAGTTGGATGTAAAACAAAGTGGTGCTAATTGGTACGATGGTGTTGAGATTGTTCGTTCGACAACTGATAACCAACGCCTTGTTCTTGGCAATACATCTGGCGCAAGTTGGATTGGAAGTGTTGATGCAGCAGGTGGTTCAAATAACGTAATGATATTTGGCCGTTCTACCAACGGAACTACTTTTACTGAATCCGCAAGGTTTGATACGTCAGGCAATCTAGGTATAGGCACTTCGTCACCAGCAACAAAGCTAGAGCTTTATGATACATCCCCTGTTTTACGATTCAGTGGTGATGGCTCAAATGCCTCTAATACGTTAATTGGTGGTACTGAGTTTTTTAATAGGGACGCTTCTGTTGCGGGGCCAAATGTTGCCGCATCTATTAAAGCCTTGTCGTTCCAATCTGTTGGGGCAGGTGCATACCTTACGTTTGCAACATCGGATGGAAATGAAGGCGAAGGCGTAGCCGCAACTGAAAAGATGCGTCTTGACCAAGTTGGCAATCTAGGCTTGGGAGTTACTCCGAGTGCTTGGAGAACCAGCGAATACAAAGCAGTTCAAGTTGGTATTGGAGCATCGTTTTATGGCCGTGTTACAGCGGGTGATGAGGATAAAGCGGGTTTTTCGGCAAATGCTTTCTACGACCAAACGGACAACCGCTGGGAATACATTGCTACAGACTCAGCATCCAGATACGACCAGCTTGGTGGTGGTCATTTCTGGTTCACAGCCGCATCAGGCACAGCAGGAAATGCTATCACCTTTACTCAGGCGCTTACATTGGATGCCTCTGGGAATTTGTCGCTCGGCACTACGAGTGTCTATAACTCATCAAGGATGAGTATTCTTGCGGCTGGTGGTTCTGGCGGTATTGTTCTTTCTGTACAGAATAACAACGATACATATTATCCAGCTAACTTTAGAAATTCGTCTGGCACTTCTGTCGGTAATATTTCTTGTACTGTTTCTGCAACTGCTTACAACACTTCATCTGACTATCGCTTAAAAAACATCACAGGCCCAATCACAACTTCTGGTGCTTACATTGATTCTTTGAATCCTGTTGAAGGCACTTGGAAGGCAGATGGTTCAACATTTGTTGGCTTGATTGCTCACGAAGTTCAAGAAGCATCACGCACACAAGTAGCTACAGGCACTAAAGATGGTGCTGAAATGCAAGCAATGGACTATTCAAGTGCTGAATTGATTGCCAATCTGATTGCAGAAGTAAAATCGTTGCGTCAGCGTGTTGCCACATTGGAGGCTCAATGAATCAAGCATTAGTAGCAGAATACTTTGACCACAAGGATGGTCATTTGTACTGGAAGAAAGTCATGCACACTAACAAGCAATATCTTGTTGGTCAGGAAGTAGGCTCAATCCATCCTACTGGCTATCGTCATGTCACATGGATGGGTAAGCCACACAAGGTTCACCGCTTGATTTTCTTGCTTGAGCATGGCTACTTGCCAAAAGAGATTGACCATATCAATGGTGACAGACAAGACAATCGCATTGAAAACTTGCGTGAAGCCACTAGAAGCGAAAACCAATACAACAAAGGTATGTGCAAGAACAACACATCAGGATTTCGTGGTGTAAGTTGGCACAACCACAGTAAGGCATGGCTTGTCAGGTTATGCGTCAATGGTAAATCCAAGATTATTGGTTACTTCAAAGACCTAGAACTTGCGGGTTTGGTTGCTGACGAAGCAAGAGCATTACATCATGGCAAATTTGCCAAACAATTCTGAAAGGTAAATTATGACTATCTCTACAAACTGGGTTGTTACCCAAACTGATTACGAAACCTCAAACGGGTTCATTATTACGGGTCACTGGACTGCAACTGCAGTTGATGGAGACTACACAGCTTCCATCTATTCCACAGCATCTTGGCAAGCAGGAACACCAACAATCCCTTATGCCTCAGTTACTGAAGCTGAAGTATTGAATTGGGTCTGGGAATCGGTTGATAAACAAGCCACAGAAGATGCTCTTGCAGCTAATATTGCTTTGCAGAAGAATCCTGTAACGGCTACTGGCACACCTTGGACATCTGCTGAGTAATCAACATGGTAGACAAGCCAGTCACTCACGAACACATCTATGAGCGTTTACTGGCTGTAGAGGCTAAGGTAGACAACATAGAGAAGAATACACAAGATGTAATCAAAGCCTTTAACGCTGCCTCAGGTGCTTTCCTAGTACTTGAGTGGATCGCTAAAGCTGTGAAGCCTATCATTATTATAGGTGCTTTCTTCGGGGCTATTTGGTTAGCTATTGATAACAGATTTAATGGAGTAAAGTAATTATGGCATTGGCAACTCTTTTAAGTGGCGTATCTGCCACAGGTGCTTCACTTGGAATTCGTACAGACGGTGCAGTACCAGCTCATGTACAAGTTTCAGGTATTACTATTGGTACAGTGGCTGTTCAAGGCTCTGTAGACGGTACAACATGGGCTACAGTGGCTACAGCTTTGACAGCTGACGGTATTGTGACGCTTTCATCTCCCACACCTTATATACGAGCTAATGTAACAGCTTTTACATCAGGCACTATTACAGTTAAAATCTTTTATTGATAGAGGGAATAATATCATGAATATGCCTATGCGTGGTCAACGTACTGCTAAGAATAAGATGAAGAAGGTTATGGGTGAGTACAAAGAAGGTACTCTCCACAGTGGTAAAGGTGGCCCTGTGGTGAAGTCCAGAACTCAAGCAGTTGCGATTGCCCTGAGTGAAGCTGATAGAGCTAAGAGAAAAACTGGTAGAAATAAGAAGTAAAGGACATATAAATGGCTACGTATTTAGACGTTGTGAACAATGTGCTCAGACGCTTGCGTGAGCCTACTGTTACTGCTGTAAATGATACTGATTATTCTAGGCTTGTAGGTATCTGGATTAATGACTCTAAGCGTGAGATTGAAGATTCCCATGACTGGAATGCTTTAAGCAATACCATTGTAGTTACCACAGTAGCTAATACTCGTAACTATACTCTCACAGGTTCAGGTCAAAGATTCACCACCAGTGATGTACTTAACGACACTGATGACTTCTCAATGCGACCAGTTAATCGTGACTGGCTTAACCGTATGTACTACTTAGGTACATCAACACCAGCATCACCAACATACTATGCTTATAATGGTGTAGACAGTAATGGTGATACTAAGGTAGATTTATACCCTAATCCTGATGGTGTATATTCATTGAGGTTTGAGTTAGTTATCCCTACAGTGGATCTAGTGAATGACTCAGATACTCTCTTGATACCCTCTCACTTGCCTCCTCTGTTGGCATACTCTAAAGCTATTGCTGAGCGAGGTGAAGACTCAGGTGTAACATCATCTGAAGCTTACCTGATGTACAGATTAGCCTTGTCAGATGCTATTGCCTTGGAGAGAAATCGTTATGAAGACTCAGTAGTTTGGAGTGCTGTGTAAATGGCTGAACAACTGCTAACAACAACAGTTCAAGCTCCCGGCTTCATGGGATTGAACTTGCAAGACTCATCTGTCAATCTAGACAATGGGTTTGCAACTGTTGCTCAGAACTGTGTCATTGACAGGTTCGGACGTATTGGTGCTAGGAAGGGATGGTCAGCAGCTCACTCTTCCTTAGCAGCTTTAACAGGTTACTATGTAAAAGCTATTGGTGAGTTAATTGATAATGCTGGTAACTCTTACATTGTAGCTACAGGTAACAATAAACTATTTAAGTTAGTAGGTACAACACTATCTGAGTTAACCTACGGAGGTGGTGGTACAGCTCCTACCCTTACAGCTGACCACTGGCAGATGGCTCCGTTGAATGGATGCTTATACCTGTACCAAGCTGGACATGATCCTCTGGTGTTTGACCCTGCAACTAGCTCAACTACTTATAAGCGTATCTCTGAGAAGACTGGCTATGTAGCTACAGTATCTAGTAATAACTGTGTTATCAGTGCCTATGGTCGTACATGGAGTGCTAATAACAGTACCAATAAGAGTATTGTACAGTTCTCAGACCTCTTAGCAGGTCATGTATTAAGTACAGGTACAGCTGGTACATT